GCTAACTCATAATGGTTAGCAACATATAACTTTGAAGCATGTTTCCAGTCTTTAAATTGTGTACTCATAGTAGTATTTATGCCAAAAAAAATAGGGCTGAATCGGCCCTATTTTATTGTCACCTTAGAGGTGGATTAGTTTGCAGATACGCCTTGCGTTCTTCCTACATCAATGCCAACACCACTACCTTGTGGTTTCTGTAAAGCATTATCCATCATGATGTTAAGCGTAATTTCAACTGGGTCATTTGACGCATAATCCATATCGCCGTATTCAACGCCAGACAATAAGCAACCATACATTTCCCAAGTCTCTAATACTGCCGGCTCATGTGAGCCGTTACCACCATCAAGCAGTTCGAGTCGAGTAATAAACTTATAGTCAATGCCCGATGCAGCACTGGATTGTTCCATAAAGTCAAATTGTTTCTGTAACTGTTCAGCAACTAACTTGCTTACATTACCCACTGCGTCATCTCGTAATACGCAAGTAACTGCTTCCCATTTTGGTTTCCCGGTTAAGTTAATTTTGCTGTTGTAAACATCAATCGTAATCGTTTCAAAGGTTGGACTTGGACGCTTAAAAGTTTTAACTTGCTTTGTAAGTTCAACAAGCTCAGAACTTACACCGAAACCTTCAAAAGTGACGCGATAGCGAAACTTTAGTTTCGGCATCAACATACCTTGGGTAGATGCACTTTGGTTAGTTGCCAAAGGTACGGTAAATTTGGTTAACGATGAAATAGACATATTTTGCTCCTGTAAGCACCTTATGGTACTGTATAAAGATATTTATAGTTTTTCACCAAATTTACTCGTATTTAGCATAAGGCATTATATGGGTAGTTAACTATTTTCTGGTTTAGTTCGCATACGACTAAATAGTTGTATGAAAAACCAAATTACCAAGTTTCTATTAGATTGCCCGGCAAAAATGCGGCAAAGAAAAATTAAAGTGAACGATGATTTTTGCGAGTGGCTTAATCGCGAGTATCCAAAGGTATCACTTGCCGGGCAAATTAATGCTGTCCTTACTAGCAGTTCACCATATTGCTCAGTCTGTGGGGAACCAGTCAAAACAGTGGGTAAAAAAACGTGCTCTCTCCAATGCCGCAGTAAGATAGTTGACACAGACGAAAGAGTCAAAAAACAAAAAGAAACACTTCGAAAAAAATACGGGGTAGACAACATACGCAAAATCGACGGTGCTGAAAATCGTAGAAAAGAATCTATGATTAGAAAATATGGAGCATTAGTATCTGCCGTGACGCGGCAAAAAGCAAAAGAGCGTAGTGGCGATCTTCAAACTAAAGGTCGCAAGACATTAACTGAAAATTATGGAGTCATGAACCCAAGTCAGTTAGCAGACCATAGAGAAAAATGTATTTCAACGCTAACTGAGCATTACCAAGTTAGCAACTACTTTTTGTCAGCAGAGTTTAAGAAAAAATCCATAGATCAGGCCGCCAGCAAATGGGGTTCTTTTGTTCCAAATACTATCGAAATATTAGAAATAGCAGATCCTAGTGAAAGTAAAACTGCTAACTTTGACAATCCAAACAAGTTAATTAAGTTTAAATGTACCGTATGTAACTCTGTTGAGGAAGTTCCATCAGAAACAGTCAAATGGAGAATAAAAAATACTGGCACTTGCTGTTATTCCTGTAGTGGTATGAGCAAAGGCTCTGTAATGGAAAATGATGTCAGAAAATTCATTCATTCTCTTGGATTCTCAACCTTGAATAATAGTAGAGATTTAATTTCTGGCAAGGAAATAGATATTTTTGTTTCAGAAAAAAATGTCGGGATAGAATTTAACGGATTATTTTGGCATAATGATTTGCGTGTAAGTAAGCATTATCATTTAGAAAAATTAAACTTGGCTACCAGCAAAGGGATACGACTTGTTCAAATTTTTGAAGATGAATGGCTGCACCAACCCGATGTAGTTAAAAGTAGGTTGAAAAATATTTTGGGCATAACTGGAAAAAAAGTGTTTGCTAGAAAATGTAGTGTTAAAGAAATATCATTTAATGAGGAACGCGATTTCTTAAGCAAAAAACATTTGCAGGGACACAGCAAATCTTCAGTCAAACTTGGGTTATTTCATAATAGTGAATTACTATCAGTTATGACTTTTTCAAAGCCAAATATCTCAAAAGGGCAAAAATCAGAACCTGGATTTTGGGAGTTACTGCGGTTCGCAAACGATATAGACACAACTGTAATCGGTGGTGCTAGCAAACTATTACAACATTTCATTACTATCTATTCCCCTTCTAAAATTATTTCATTTGCTGACAAAAGATGGTCACAAGGTAATCTATACTCTAAACTTGGATTCACTTTTGTCGCAGATACTACTGAAAACTATTGGTATATTAACTCGCGAGATGTAAAAAGAATACATAGATTTAGTATGCGCAAAAATAAAGATGACGATCAAGCAAAAACTGAATATGTGAATAGACTTGATCAAGGGTATTTGCGGATATGGGATTGTGGTAGTAGTAAATGGGTTTGGACCGCTAACTCATAAAAATATTATCTTCATTATGAAAATTCAATGTAAATTATGTGGGGAAGAGTTTGATAGATTCATTCACTGGAGGCATTTGCGTGAGCACGGATTAACCAGTGACGAATACAAAAGTAAGTATGGCAATATTTCAATTCCAGGTAAATTTACATTACCAGAGGAAAGAAAAAACAAAATATCTCAAGGAGTAATGTGTTACGCAAACAATAATTCTAGTGTTATGCGTGATCGCACAGCAAAAGCGATAGCAACAAAAATTAAAAACGGCTACGATTTTGGGTCATCAATGCGTGGTAAGAAACAGACTGAGTTTTCGAAACTTAAAAGCAGTGAAACTATTAAAAAAGTAAATGAACAACGAAGGCAACAATCAGATATTAAAATTTCGCAGGCACTTGTTTCCGCAAACTTAGTTTTAGAAAATAATTTGTCAGACGCGGTCTTCAAATTACATTGCGTGGCTTGTAACTCACATTTTAATTTCACCAAACAATATTTACAACCATCAAAATTTAAACTTGAACTATGCCCCACTTGTTATCCAAGAAAAAAACCAACAAGCGAGAAAGAAGATGCGGCATATACTTTCGTTAAATCAATATGCCCATCAGCAGTTCAATCGTATAGAAGCAAATATCATGGTAAAGAGATAGATATTTTTGTTCCAGAATTGAATATTGGGATCGAGTTTAACGGCCTATATTGGCATTCAGAAGATGTTCTGGAATCAAATAACCGTAGTAAAATATCAGATTTAGAAAAAATGAAGTGGGCTAACGAAAACAATATTAGACTAATACAGATTTTTGAGGACGAATGGGATTTACATCAGGACATAGTTAAGAGTAGGTTATCAAGTATTTTGCGTGGTACTCTGCCAAAGATTTTTGCCAGAAAGTGTCAAGTAAAGAAAATTTCCGGGCATAGTGCTGCGGTATTTTGCGACACAAATCATATTATGGGGGCTGGTAGAAGTAACGCATGTTATGGGCTGTTTTTGGATGGGCAATTAGTTTCAGTTATGACCTTTTCTAAATCAAATTTATCTAGAAAAATATCATCCTGGGAGTTAAATAGATTTTGCTCCTTGATGAATCATCAGGTAGTCGGAGGAGCAAGTAAGTTATTTGCTGCGTTTTTGCGAGAAGTATCTCCATTATCAGTTATATCATATTCAGACAACAGGTGGAGCAGCGGTGGTGTGTATTCAGCGTTGGGATTTGAAAAATTAACTGACGGAACTCCTAATTACTGGTATGTTAAACCCAACCACCCAGCTCGAATTCATAGATTTACTTTAAGAAAACCTGCTAATTTTCAGTCTGGCATGACCGAACGAGAATTACGGGCAAGTGAGGGGTATTTTAGAATCTGGGATTGTGGTAGTAGCAAATGGGTTTGGACCGCTAACTCATAAAAATAGGGGCTTTCGCCCCTATTTTTCTATTACTGGATTTACTTACCAGACGATTTAATACCACCTGGATTTTTCAAGCGGATTGGAATGTAAATAAATTCAACTGCTTTCATAGGTTCAATAGCAACATCAACATATAACTCATTACGAGCAATGCGTGCGTTATCGTTATTCGTCTCATCGCAAATTACTAAGTAGTCGTATACACCGCGTTTAACAATCAAATCATTCAACGCATTGGAAATAACTTGCTTAACTTGGTTGCGGGTAATCGCATCGTTTGGCTCGAACAAGAACGCATCTGTAGCGTGAGCTAAAATAGTTCTTATGTAGTTAATCAATCTAGCGACATTAACCCGATCCATTGAGCTCGAATATCCTTGCCGCGTTTTGTTGCCAAAGTTAACTAGCCCAACTGATGGAAGCAGGGTTAAAGGGTTAATGTTTAATTGATACAACGCATCGCGTAAACCTTGGTTAATACCATTGCGTACAAAGCTACCACTATTTGGATTTACATAGCCAATATCAGTCGCATTATCTATCAACCCGCGACGTAGACCAGCGTAAGCAAACCACGGATACGACACATAATCGCTCTTGATAGCAGCACGCAAAATCATATGGCTTGGAGGCATGACGATTGTGTTACCTTGTAAGTCATTAGCCAACCCACTTGGATAGTAAACACCCAGGTATGGATCGGCAGTTGACAAGCCTTCTCCAGTTGAGTTAGTTGACCAGGCAGTAATATCCATAACTTTGGCTGGCAAGTCCATCGGGGTGTCACCAATTATGAACCCAGTGTTTTTGCGATCATTATTTAGTAACACCATGTTGCTAATCAGTTCTGGATATCCAGGAGCAGCAAGCAGGTTAAAC